ACGATGAGAATACTCCCCGTTTTGCGAAGTCCCGAAACGACACGGCGCAGATTCTGGCTATGCGATTTCGCAATCGACATGCCATATGAACCGCCCAAATCCTTGTCCGTTCCCTTATGCCGATTGTCCAAATGGATTTTCTTGTTCTCATCGAATTTGTCGTCATCGGCAACGCTGGACAACGACGTAATCGAATCCATCACATAAATGAACGGAATCCCTTTGTTTTCCGCATCATCAAGATGGATGTAAAAATCTTCCACCGTCTCACTATGAAATGGAACGCCCTCTTTGTCATGAGCAGGCGGTTCGATACGGCTTGCCAGTTTCTTGCCGAAGAACCGCTCAATGTCCATCCCGATCCCATTTTCCGAATCGTCGACGATAAGCCGATACTCATCAAAGTGGGGATTCTTTGCCGCCTCTGCCAGTATTTGCAAATAGAGCCACGTTTTCCCGCTCCCAGAATCTCCAAAGATGACACAATACTCACCCGGTGCAATGAATCCCTTGTGAGAATTAGTACTTGCCAGATTCAACGGAACGTAGCCGCAAGACAGCAACTCGCTCTCATCACATGAAAGCGGAGAGGTATCGGTCAGTGCCGCTCGCAACTCTTCCGCCACTTCCGTCGTCTCATCAATAGCCGGTTCTTCGATATCTTTCTTTTTTGCCATAACACGTCTCGATTCAAAACTTGTGAAAAAATGTAATGCGGGTCTCAACGCCAAGCACGCGCCTCGAAGAGGGGCATTGGAAAATATCGCTATGCTTTCCAGCCGGATACTGGCAAATGCTTCTCGCCGCTCCGGGTTTATGAAACACAGGATCGATACAGACAGTAAACTATCCACCGCATCACAAACGGCGTGGGCGGGATTCGAACCCACCAATGCAACTCAAATTTGACCTTGCCAAATTAGGAGGGATTACATGCACCGATGCACACGCCAACGCTCATCTTATATCACCATCTACTTCTTATGGACTCTCCTCGGCATTGTTAATGCCTTCTCAACATCCCACCGACCATGATGGATACGCCAATGTACCAGAGCATAATCCATATTATAAATTTCACACCATTCTGCCAATGACTTAATCTCTCCATTTATTTCACACAGCCTACTACGACGAGTATTCCAATTGTTCTGCCGATGTGTCACCCATCGACAATTAGACGGCTCATAACCCCCATCGTTGTCTTCTCTGTCAATTTCCAAACCTTCTCGATACCCATTAGCATTTGCCCAATCCCGAAAAGCAATGAAAGAATTACGCCACGCATCGCAAACAGTAATACCACGACCGCCATAAGACGGATACCGTTTGTCATTTGGATTCGTACAACGCTGAACTATCGCCTCCCAGCATTTATACAATACTGTTTTCCGATGCCCACTCTCACCATGAGATTCGCGTTCACGACAACATCCCTTATATAATACTGTTTTCCGATGCCCGCACTCATCATGAAATTCGCGTTCACGACAACATCCCTTCCCAAATCGCCTATGTAAGCACCCACAGCTTTTCGTAGTCCCTTGTACTAAACTACGGGAAGGTACAAAATGTTCTCTACCGCATTTACATTCACATCTCCAAATAACAGAACCGCCGGACGGCTCTCTCATCTCTGTCTCCTCAATGACACGAAGATTCCAAAAGACCCGCCCCGTTAAATCTACTTTACGTCCCATATGCTAGTCCAATTCATCTTCCCAATCTTCGACCGGGACTCGTTTTTTCGTCTCCGCCGGTTTTGCTGACGCTTTCGTCTTCACCGGAGGCTCATCCTCGTCCTCGTCATCATCAATGGGAACTTTCGGCTTCGGCTTAGCCGGAACATCTTCATCGTCGTCGTCATCATCAATAGGAACCTTTGCCTTTGACTTGACTGGTGGGGCATTGTCATCATCTTCGTCATCGTCGTCAACGAGCGGTTTCTGCTTCGACTTCGATTTTGCTGGCGGTTCATCGTCATCTGTCGCTTTCGACTTTGATTTCGCAGGCTTTTCCTGTGGTTCGTCATCGTCGTCATCATCGGACTTCGCCGCTTTCGATGCTTTCTTGGCAGACTTCGGCGGTTCCTCTTCATCCTTTTTTGCCGGATCATACTCGCCTGTTCCATGAAACATGTCCTTCAAATCCTCGTAAGACATCAGATTCAACACTGAATCCAAATCGACCGTCTTGTCCAGAATCGACTCGTCGTAGGGCTTCGCTCGCGGTTTGAATTCAACCGTCGAAACTCCAAGATATTTGAATGTCCCTGCATTCTGCTGAGTCACCCCGATCTTGAGCGTCGAACCTTCATTCAAATCCACGTAATACTGATAAGTGTCTTCGTCATCAGCATTTTGGATCATGTCATCAACCTGTTTGCCAAGACCCGAACGGGGCTGATCCAGCACCATCACGTCCGACTGTTTCCCGTCCTCGTATGCAATTACATTGAACAACTGCCGCTGTTGCGGACGGAGGCTGACATTTTGTTTTGCATCCTCCTCGTCCGACATATCAAGCGTTGACCGGTATTCGCAAATCGGACACGGTTTGCCGAAGGTCGCCTGCGGACAGATCACTATCGTATTCGAAATGCCCACATTCCGATGAATGTAATAGGTCTTCTCATACCACGTCCCATCCATTGAATGGGGATGAAGTTTCAGTGCCGATGCCCGGAATGGAAGAATGTCCAAACGGACGCTTCCCTCCTTTGCAAATTTGTAAAACTTGACCCCCTCGGGTAACTGTACTGCCCACATCCCACGCCCGGCAACTGCCCGGCTCTCCACATGCGGCTTGACACTGAATCTCGCTCGCTTCTGCCTCTCTTGATTACTTCCCATGAAAGTCTCCTGATGTTTGGAATTTTGTTAACGTAATATCTAACGTGATTGAACGATTCAGAGAAAATTATTCGGAAACCTCTCGGTTTTTCGGTTTGATGCCCGGCGCACGATAGTCCGAATGTGGTTTCGGTGTCTTTGGATTGGCGTAATAACTCGTCATGTGCAGTTGCACAATGCACTCCAACGCCTTCTTTTTCGCCTCCAGTGCCGAAACTGCCGCTTTTGCCAGATCAAGCTCGTTTTTTAGCTTGATAATTTTTTTTGCAGAAGCCCGAACCTCCTCATCCACCGCTACCGCCGCTTCGATCACCCCCTCGGTCAATTTCTGAAGACCAAATTGCTCTGGATGCTTGCGAATCGTCAGACTCAAGTCCGCTCGTAGCACCTCGTCCCGCCTGCGAGCCATGTCCAGTTGCATTTGAATATCCGCCGTGAGACTCGTGTACTGATACACCCTCGACGGATGCCTCATCCACTCCTCTATCAACTGCTGATCGTCAACCGCAAAATGTTCCGGCTTAATATCGGTAGGCTGCATTGCTCAAAACTTTGTAAAAGAATCGTTCACTGTATATCAACAATGAACGAGTAAATGAGAAAATTTGCGTCTACTTTATAGACCATGACCGGAATGCCGCTAACACGACACCGGCTCTGCCGCTATCAAAGAAATTCATCTCCCAGCAGGAAAGCAGCTCCGCCAGCGTCGCATTGTCGACTCCTCTCGCCCAACCGCCCACCATTGCCGAAGAAAGCCATCCCAAAACCGCACGTCGGACGGTTTCGGGTTCCTGCGTTTCATTTAGCGATTTGACAACTTTTGCCACTTCTTTCCACGTTTTCTTCTGCATCTTGGTAAACACCTCGCACAAATCCTTGATCGTCGCCTCAAAGACCTCGTCTTTTGACAGCATCTTGAACCGGGATTCATCGTCAGGGAGCTCCACCAACTGCTGAAGTTTGACAAGGCATTTTCTCGGAGAACCGTCGACAGTATCCGCCAGTTTTTCCAAAACTTCATCACCGATGTCTTCAATCCCCTCCTTCGCCAGTACCGATTGCGAAAGTGCAATCAAATCCTCAACGGAAACCGGCTTCAATTTGAGTTCCGAACATCGGTTTTTGACCGTTGGGATGATTTTTTCCGGGTTCGTCGTACAAAGGAAAAAGTAGGCATACGACGGGGCTTCTTCCAAGAGTTTGAGGAGAGCGTTCTGCGCTTGATTCGAAAGCAGTGCCGCCTCGTCGATAATCCAACACCTATTCCCGCCAGTTAACGACGGATAGGATACCTGTTGCCGGATTTCCCGCACCGTATCAATTCCGTTGAAGTCGGCGGCATTGATCTCGATAAAATCCCTCGGCGGCTCGCACTTCAATTTCTTGGCAAGGATACGTGCTAATGTTGTTTTCCCACAGCCGCTTGCGCCGGTCAGCAACACTGCATGCGGAGTGTTTCCATTGGTGATCCAGCCGGACATCACCTTTACCGCCTCCGGTTGTCCCACCACCCCTTTGAACGTCTTCGGACGATACTTTCTGTACAATTCGGTCACAATTTCCTCAGTCATCAACTTCACCTAAATACCTCCCTATTCCTAATGTTGTGTTAATGTAAACCTTCACCAATGCCATCGCCTGTGCTTCATTGAAACCTTCCTCGACGCACCGGCGATACAGCCCGTACCAAAGTCGGGGAAAATTATCGATCACGAACGTAGATGATTGCTCCAAGTCGTGAACATCTCGCATGTGCTGCCGCTCTTTTTCTTTGTCATTTGTCATCTTGCACCTATTACGTAAGGCTTTTTATCAAACCAGGAACAACCTAAATCTGCAACTTCTGCCTCGATTTCCATTGGTGCAGACAAAAACTCCCAATGCTTGTGAATCCGATTCGTCATCACATGCTGCACAAACTCCAGAAACATATCTAACTCATCGTGCGGAACGTCAGCAACAATACTGTCGTGAATCTGTCCGATAAGCACGGTTTTCCAACCGTATTTTTTTATCCCTTTGTTTATCTGGATCAACGACCAGAGCAAACAATGACAACTCAATCCCTGTATAGGCATATTCAAGACTTCGTTTCTGGGAAAGACACCCGCACACCGAAACCCCGACAAATAGTCGATATATCCATCTTGCAAATACTTGTACCACGTATCACGTTTCCATTGACCATAGACGGCAAACCGGTTAGTCCAAAAATCATGCTCCACTTCTTTGATGTGTTCATAAAACGAACCCGGCTCTGGAACCCCATCGGCATCAATGATTCCGAGCCGGTCAAATCCGACCGATTCCAAATGGTCAGAGAGCAGCGTCCCATCGTCCAACTTGATTTGTTGGATACGCGGGACACTCCAAAGAGCATCCGCCATACTTTTCCACGATGCCCCATAAAAAGCGGCAAAGACAAAATTCCCCTTGGCAACGTTGCGGACGGCTTTGTTCACCTTTGCAACCGGTAATTTGTAAGATTGTGCCGCCATGTCCCGGTGCATGTCGGTAGACTTGTCATTCAAGTACCGAAGCATTGCAGGGTCATTGTGATACGCGGCGGCGCAATTATGAACGATCACTCCAGCCGCCAGAGCAAAATTGTGAACTGTTGCGACTTCAATATCGTAAACGTCGGCTTTTCCGGCAGGGCGGACATCGACGATGTGAGTGGATGCATGGTTCGCCTTCTGAATATCCCGGTAGAACGGCATCAGGCTATCGCCTACCTGTAACCCATCCAATCGACAATAAGTACCGTCACGCAACATAAACAAATGATTCTCTGTTGCCTTAACAACCTCGCCATTGTCCAAGACAACTTCCCAAACCTCTCGCTGAATACCGGTTTTCCAACCATTGACTACAGGATGAACCGCTATACGATTCTTTTCAGAGTCCCACGAATAGACGTACACCTTTTCATTATTCTGAACCCGGCGAACGACTTCAGCGATAGTTTGATCGCCATCAATCGTAGCGACTAAATTGTCCTCAGATAAACAACGAACTTCGCTCGCCACAAAATCCAGTTCAACAAAATGTCGATCCGCTCCCCGTGCGATAAAACACCGCCGCACGATTTCTGCCAGCCGTTCATTCCGGGCGGGCAAGTTTTGGAAGTTAGGCGAATCGGAATTGTGGACACAAATCTCGTTTGCAATGAAATTATGAAATTCCTCAACGTGAATATCATAAACATCCACGGGGTCTGGCAACTCTTCGACATATAAAATCCGATGATTCTCCGTTTCTCGATGCATGGACAATACGCTACGATTTAACGGACTCTGTGGATGAAATTGATTACTCTTGTATGACGTTACGTCCTTCGCCGAAACGTAACATCCGTCCGCCATTCGTAAAAGATGTTCCGGCGTAACATCCAAATACCCTCGTACTCCACCGTGCCTCTGAAAATGGACACGAACTACATTTTTATGCCCCGTTTTACCTGCCCACAGAACTTTACATAATCTGGGTTTCAAGTCATCATCAAAGCAATAAACATCATCCCCAACCCGTACATTCTCAATGGGAATTCCCACTGTACTATCAGCATCATTTCGATTTGTCATGATCCGTGAACCCTTTGCCAAACAGCTCGACCGATACGTCTGCACCGCATTCAAATTGAAGGACGGATGCAAAAAACCTTCAGAATCCACTTCATCATAGATCCCCTTCAGACTCGTTCCCAACACCTTCTGCAAGGACATGTAGGTCACGTAGTCTTTGACAAAAGGCAAATCGATCAACACCAATGATTCTTCCGAAATCTCCGGCTTGCCCGTCTCCGTAAACATCGTACACTCGTATCCGAGATTGCCCCTTTTGGAAACATTGACCGTCCGATATCTGCCGTCTGTCCCCCGCTTCTCGGCAGTTAGATTGCCGAACAGCACATCGCCCAACTGATGCCTCGAAGTCAACTTTGCTTTCCCGCCGAACATGCGCCGCCAGATGGCATACTCCTTCGATGCGTACATCTGCCGCTCCAGTTGAACGATGTCCGACTGGACTGTTTCCATGATCGACTTCAAATAAGGAACATCGATTTTGATGCCGTTTGTCTCGATTTCAGATAAGACAATCTGGCATTGCAAGAACAAGTCAACGGCTTCTTTGGAAATCGGAGTGAGTTTTTCCATACTCTAATATCCACGTTGACTTGCGAAATGTGAAAATTATCGTAATCGTTGAATTTCCGCCTGCTTATTGACAACTTTACGCCAAGCCTCTTGGATCACTTTTTCTTCCCGCTCAAACGCTTTTTGCGGCTCCGGGTCGCCTTGCTTTTTGGCGGCGGCAGCGGATTCGGCGACTTGTTTTCGGCGATCCATTACTGTCTTGACCGTCTGATTGTACCGGTTTTGGACTTGCCGATATTTTGTCCATGCCGGGATACAATCATCTATCGCTTGCACCAGATCATCGCACACATGCTTGATCTCTTGAATATCCGCTGGGGTATTGAATACGGACATCGAACTCATCCCCATCGACTCATGGGCTTGATTCTGAAGAGATTCAAAAGCGGAAATGTCGGCAACGAAACGATCTGACATAAAGGGTCTCCTGTAAAATTGAGGAATGAAATATTACCAAATGACAATGAAATAATGTTTTTCTTCACACAAACCTCTCCAAAAACGACCGTGCCATCTGCCCTTTCGGTGCCTTACGAAGCCTCGCTTCTGCCATGGCACAATAGTCGGGCGAAAGCTCTATGCCGATATACTGCCGCCCCAACTTTTTGGCGACGACGGCGGTGGTTCCACTTCCGGCAAAGGGATCCAAAACAATTTCAGCACCGGTCGCACCGATGATCCGCTCGACCAAAGCAATGGGAAACGGGACGGGATGAGGATTCTTGTAATCTTGATGGATTTTCCAAACATCGCCGACACTGTTGGCTTTGGGTAAGAGTCTGAAATCCGGTTTGGCAATCAGGTAAATGACTTCATACGTCGGCAGAAAGAAATGGTCGCTGAAATTGATGCCGCCGGCACGTTGCCAAATAATCACCTGCCGAACGGGAAAACCTGCGACAATATCCTGCCGATCTTGCATCAGACCGCCTTGCACTCGCCATTTGTGGTTATAAAAAACCGCCCCATCATTTTTCAATAGTCGGAGCATTTCGCGAAGACAGCTTCGCTGCCATTCGACATATTCACGATGGGGCATACAGTCATCATGGTGAGAATATCCATGATCAAGTTGTTTCCATTTTCGGCTTGCACCAGGCTTCAGCCCGCCGCCGGTGGTGTTGCGGAGATTATATGGCGGTGAGGTAACGACCAACCCCACTGACTCATCCGGCATCGTTCGCATGACGGTCAGGCAATCGCCGCAGAATATCTGATTGAGATAGGGTGCAATCGTCATGACTGTTTTTGATTTTCAATTTCATTCTCGCATCCATTCATCTTCTTTTGCAAGTCATCCAGCGTATTGGTAACGTTGACGCTCCGCAAAGGAATACACTCGCCGCCCATCAATGTCGCGTAGTCGAAAATGATAGTGCGAAAGTCCCCTCGATCCACGACCCGCTTAATCGTCGTTCTGTCAATCAACTCATATTGACCTTCAGTGGGCTGATAGACTTCTACTTTGATCCAAATGTTCATCGACTCTCCTTCTTTGCCACTATATCAACATTGATTCATGAAAAGTGCGCATGTTCCACGTTGTTGTCGTGAATGATGTCGTGCGGCTACTGAATAATGCCGAATCTCCACTCCATGTACTGTCGATACCACCGCTCTGCCTCCCTTCTCCAGTCCGGTATGACCCTAAATGGTTTTTTGCCCCCTGAACTCACCGAAGACTCGTATAAACACTCTGCTTCCTCCTCTTTTTTATTTTTCCACCATCTTCTAAACTCTTTATTTGTAGCAAGGAGATTGCTAAACTCTTTAGCAGAAAAGTATTGAGAAGGGGCTATTGCCATAGGTTCTACAGAAATAGAGGCGAAATCAGTAGAATCTACTAAAATGGAATCATGAACAAGTTCTATGGTAGATTCCTTCATAGAATATTTTCTAGCAGTAGAAGGTTCTAAAGCAGCAGATTTAGGGACAATATTGAGCCTATAGCCCACTTGAGTGGATATGCGGTCATGTCCCTTGAATTGAGGTGCAGCAGGTCCCCATTGGAAAATATTCTTGAGGGCTAAATTGAAAACCATCTTTTGTGAATGAGTAATATCCTCTGCTCTCATGTTGGGGTGCTTTTCTTGAAGTTTAGGCAAAAGAATATGTTCATATCCTTCAAGATAAACATAGCGGTCTACCTCGGTCGATTGAAGGTTATATTCCGTTTTTTCTATCTTGCCCTCCTCTATCGCTTGATAAGCAGCTTGAACAATAAGTGTAACCGTTCACGGGTTTTCGGGAGCAATTTTTGTAACTTGTTTATTGTCAAGGACTTATAAAAATCGCTCGGTGGTGTTTTTGTGAAAATTTGCTGATTGATGGTCGACGTAAGTT